CGACTTAAACACGGAGACTTTAGAAGACTTAGAAGAAAGGTTTACAGTAGAAGAACTTAAAGAACTTCTAAGCAAAGAAGAATTAGAAAGCTATAGCGACTATCCCGAAAGCGTAAGCAACAATGCAAAACGTGGAATAGACTTAAACAAAGCAGTAGGCAACAAATGCGCTACACAAGTTGGTAAGGTTCGGGCGCAACAGTTAGCAAACGGTGAACCTGTAAGCGAAAAGACTGTTAAGCGAATGTTTTCGTATTTAAGTAGAGCAGAAGTTTACTACGATGCAGGAGACAAAGAAAGTTGCGGCTATATTTCTTACTTATTGTGGGGCGGTAAGTCTGCTAAGACTTGGGCAGAATCTAAGCTAAAGCAAATCGAACGTGAAGATTTAGCAAGTATGGTTATAGACGAAGACTTCGCTATTATAGACGACAGATTAGCATACGCAACAGAAGACAAAGCTAAAGAAATGGCTAAAGACTTAGGTGTTGAAGGCGTACACGAACACGAATACGAAGGCAAGGTTTGGTATATGGTAGGCGAAGCTCATAGCGTTGATATGTACGGTAAGTGTCCTAAAGGTTTCGTAAAGAAAAACGGTAAATGTGTTAAAAAAAAATAGAATGAATTTAAGAGAACAAATTGAAAAAGAAATTACTGACAAAGTAATGACAAAGTTAGCAAGTCAAAAAGTAGAACTTGGAATAGTTGATGGAATAGAAAGAAGTATAGGTAAAATTTATGATGACATTTCAAGAGCAGATGGTATTTTACAAAAAGTTGGAATTGAAGCAGAAAATATTACTAAAAACGCACAAATTAAAGTGAAAAATGCAATGGATTCTGTAAAAAAAGCAGAGGATATGGCAAAAGATTTAGGTGTAAATATTCCACAAATTAAAGAATTGAAAAATAGATTATCTTCAGCAGATAAAAAAGCAAAAGAAATAAATAAAAGAGCAAGTGTAGCAGCTAAATAAACACGAATAAGTGAAAAGCAGTAGAACAGGTATTTTAGGAGGCACACGTGCTTGTCTATGTAAAGACGGAACATACAGTATAGACTGTTGTAACGGTTCGCTATGGGCGCAAGGCATAGGCAACGTAACTAAAGAAGATACAACAGGTGCTTACAAGTACAAAGCAAGACATTGTAAATTAGACCACGAAATACACCTACATATACACGAATCAGAGTTAACGATAGGCAACGTTTATTTTATAACGTTTGACAACACGCATCACAACGGTTGTTATACTATCTTATCTACCGAAACTAAAGACGGCAACCACGTCAAAACAGTCAACTTATATGCAGACTGTACTGCCTGTATAGCAGCGAATTAAAAACGAAAATGCAACAAACAATTTAAAATAAAGTTATTATAGTATGAATCCACAATTAAACAAAATTTTTAGCAAACTTGCTAAAGAAGATAACATAACAAAATTAGCTTCACAGAAAGTAGAACTTGGACTTGTTGACGATTTAGATAAAAATTCGGCACAAGTAAACGATTCATTAAAACAAATTGAACCTTTGTTAAAAGAAATGGCTAATACAAAAAAGCTTATTTCAACAAGTGACAAAGAATACGACAGTTTAATTAAAAAAACTGAAAAGTTGAAAAGTGCATATGAAAAAGCACAAAGTCAAGCCACAAAATTAGAATCAGATTTTAATATGGCTAAAACTTCATCTGACAGAAAATTAGAAGATTTTTACGATTATCAACGTGGACTAAAAGACGAAGAAAAACAATTTAATAAGTTAAAAGGTCAAGCAGATAAAACTTTAAACAGACTAAAGAAAAACCTTGAAAAAGCAAAAAAAGCAGAAAAAGATTTAGGTATAAAAATACCATCTTTAGCCAAATATCAAAAAAATGCAGACCTTTTAGATAAATTAATGAGAAACGCATAAACACGAATAAATAAACAAAATGAAAGATAATTTAATTTTAAACAAAGTAAGAGAACTTCTTGGAATGGAAGTTAAGTTAGCAGAAAGACGTCTTGAAGACGGACAAACACGAATCGAAGCAGAAGAATTTGCAGCAGGTTTTCAAGTAGTAATTGTTACAGAAGACGACCAAAGAATACCAATGCCAGAAGGTGAGTACAAACTTGACGGTGAAGAAGAAGAAATTCTTGTTATTAAAGAAGAAGGTATAATCTTTGAAATCAAAAAAGAAGAAGTTGTAGAACGTGAAGAAGAAGTAGAAGTTGAAGAAGAAGTTGAAGTAAAAGACGAAGTAGTAGAAGAAGAAATGAACGCAGAAAAACCTGTAAAGAAAACTGTAGAGTCTATTGTAAAAGAAACTTTCTTTAATGAAATCGAAGCTTTGAAAAAAGAGAACGAAGAACTTAAAGCAGAAGTAGAACATCTTTCTAAAATAAACAACAAGGCAGAATTGTCTGAAGATAAAGAAGACGTAAAAGAAGAAGTAGAACTTTCTAACGAACCATCTACAAAACCAATTACGCACAATCCCGAAAACGAACAAAAAACGAACCTAATCGCATACGGTCAAAAAAGACCACAAACGACAATGGACAGAGTTTTCGCAAAACTAAGTAAATAACAATTTTTAATAATAAATAATTTAAACAATGGCAAATCCAATTATCCCGGGAACTACATACGCAGGACAATTTGCGTCTAAGTATATTTCCGCAGCACTTTTAAGTGCATCAACAATTGAAAACGGTGGCGTTACCGTATTACCTAACGTAAAATTCAAAGAGGTTCTTCAAAACCTTTCAACTTCCGCATTAATGGCTAATGCAACGTGTGACTTTCAGACAGGAGGTTCAACTGTTACTTTGTCTGAGAAGGTTTTAACAACCGCTGATCTACAAGTCAATATGCAACTTTGCCGAAGTCAATTTTTTAACACGTGGGAATCAATTCAGATGGGCGCTTCTGCACATTCTGACATTCCAAAAACTTTCGAAGATTATCTTCTTGGGTATGTAGGTTCTAAAATTGCTTCAGAAATGGAAACTACACTTTGGACAGGAGCTGCAGGAGCTGCAGGAGGTTTCACAGACGGAGGTTTAACAGTATTGGCTGCTGCACAAGCACCGGGTGCTAACCAAATCGCTGCAGTTGCAGGTGGTGTTACTGCTGCTAACGTTATTGACGAACTTGGAAAAGTAGTTGATGCAATCAATGCACAGACTAACATTTACGGTTACGAAGATACAAGAATCTTTGTTTCAAGAAATGTAATGGCTGCTTATGTTCGTGCTTTAGGTGGCTTTGCTGCTACAGGTGCAAACGGTGTAGACAACAGAGGTACAATGTGGTACGCAGACGGTGGAGGTGTTTCATTTGACGGTATTAAGTTGTTTATGGCAGAAGGTCTTGCAAGTGACAGAATGTTAGCTGCACAGATTTCTAACCTTTACTACGGTGTTTCTTTATTGTCAGACACACAAGAAGCAAGAGTAATTGACGTTTCTCAGTATGACGGTTCAGACAACGTAAGAGTAGTTATGAGAATGGCTGCAGGTGCGCAAATCGGAGTAGCTTCAGACGTAATTTACTACGGAGCATAATAATTAATCAGAACGATAAAAGAGGTAGGTAAGATTGCCTACCTTTTTTTTGTTCATAAAACTAAAAACAAATGGCTTGTGATATTAGCAACGGTCGTATAGAACAATGTAAAGATAGCGTAAGCGGTCTAAAAAGTATCTATATCATCAATTACGACAAATTAAACTCAGATGCAGCAGTATATCTTACTTCTCCTGTAGGCAGCGAAGACGTTTTAGATACTTGGATACCAATTGACACGGCAACGGCAATGAACCTATATAAATACGAATTAAAGTCTACGGCAAACAGTTTTACAACTGCAATCAATTCTTCAAGAGACAACGGTACAACTTTCTTTACACAGACTTTAGTAGCAGCATTAAAGCGACAAGATGCGGCAACAACTAAAAACGTAAAGCTTCTTGCTTACGGTAGACCAAGAATTGTTGTAAGAACAATGACTGACCAATTCTTCTTAATGGGATTAGACCAAGGTGCAGACGTTTCTGCAGGTGAAATTTCAAGCGGTGCAGCGTTAGGTGACTTCAACGGTTACTCTTTAACGTTCACGGCAGAAGAAGAACTTCCTGCAAACTTTATCGACTGTACAAACGAAACACAATTAAAAGCAGTATTCAACAACGGTACTGATGATGCGGTTATTGTAACTTCTTAAGTTTCCTTACTTTTCATAGTGTAGATTTAGCAGCTTTCGGGCTGCTTTTTCTATTTACAAAAACACGAAAAGAAAACAGATTTACACTTTTTTAGTTATTATAGTATGGTAATACTTCAAGCAATAGCAACAGAGCAAAGTTTTAGCTTCATACCAAGAAGCCAAACTTACGATAAGCTATTAGTAGAAAACGAAGCTACTGGTGTAGAAAAAGAAATTACAATTACAAGTTTTATAAACGGAGACTACTACGACACAATAAACGCTACATTTGTGAACGGTACTTTTAGTCTTATAGAAAACAACTTCTACAAGCTTACACTAAAAAACGGAACTACAACAGTACATAAAGACAGAATCTTCTGCACTAACCAAACGCCTGTAGTCAACTATTCAGTCAACGAAGGTGAATACACTTCAAACGTTTCAAATAACGAATTTATAATTTATGAGTAACAACATACACTTACTAGAATTAAGCACTTACGAAGCACCTGTGATTACAGAAAGTAAGCGTAACGATTGGGTAGAATACGGTTTAGACAACGATTATTATGGTCACCTTATCAATATGTACACTAATAGCACAACGAACAACGCTATTATAAACAACATTACAAGGTTAGTATACGGTAAAGGTCTAAACGCTACAGATGCACAAGTAAAGCCAAACGACTATGCACAAATGATGGCGTTATTTGGTAAGAAAGACGTTAGGCAACTTGTTACAGACTTAAAGCTGCTTGGACAATGTGCAATGCAAGTGATATATTCTAAAGACCGTAAGCGTATTGTAAACGTTCACCATATACCTGTACAGTTATTACGTCCCGAAAAGTGCAACGAAGACGGTAAAATAGAAGCTTATTACTATTCAGACAATTGGCAAGAAGTTAGAAAGTACCCACCAAAAAGAATTAGTGCTTTTGGCGAATCAAAAGACGGATTAGAAATTCTAATGGTAAAACCTTATAGCGTAGGTATGAAATATTTTGCACTTGTAGACTATACAGGTGGCTTACCTTACTGTGCTTTAGAAGAAGACATAAGTGCTTACTTAATCAACGAAGTAAACAACGGTTTTAGTGGTAGAACGGTAGTAAACTTCAACAACGGAATACCAAGCGAAGAACAACAACACTTGATAAAGAACAAAGTGCTTAACCAACTTACAGGTACTTACGGTGAAAAGCTAATAGTTGCATTCAACAACAACGCAGAATCGAAGACAAGCGTTGATGCTATGCCTGTAAACGATGCGCCCGACTTGTACTCTACTTTAAGTACAGAATGTCGTGAAAAAATTATGTTGTCGCATAATTGTACGTCACCTTTATTATTTGGAATAGCAAATACAAGCACAGGTTTTAGTAGTAATGCAGACGAATTAAAAGACAGTTTTGCGCTATTCAACAATATGGTAATTAAGCCAATGCAAGAACTTCTAACAGATGCGTTTGACGAAATACTAGCATACAACGGTGTAAGCTTGAACTTGTACTTTAAGACACTTAAACCACTTGAATTTGTAGAAATCGGTGTACAAGTAGGAACAGAAGAACTTGAAGAAGAAACAGGCGTAGAATTAAGCGAAGTAAACAAGGACTTACAAGACTTTATAGACTTAGGTGAAGAACCTAAAGAAGATTGGCTACTACTTGACGAATACGAAGTAGACTACGACATAGACGACAAAGAAAACGAATTACTATCTTCAGAATTAAAACTTAGCTTTAAAGACAAGTTAGTAAATCTTGTTTCTACAGGTACTGCAAGACCAAACGCCAAAAGTGAACAAGACCAAATAGTAGACGGTGTTCAATTTAAGACACGCTACACTTACGATGGTGGTAAACAAGACAACACAAGACCGTTTTGTAATGCTATGGTAAACGCTAACAAAATCTATCGTAAAAAAGACGTTCTTAATATGACTAAGAAAGCAGTTAATCCGGGATGGGGACCAAGAGGTGCAGACACTTATTCTATATGGCTTTACAAAGGCGGCGGTAACTGCCATCATCATTGGAAAAAGCAAATCTATGTAAGTTTTGAAGGTACAGGTATAGACGTAAAGTCACCTTTAGCTAAGACAGTATCTATAGAAAAGGCACGTAAATACGGATATTCAATAAGAAACAATAGTGTTTTAGTAGACAGAAGACCTATAGATATGAAGAACAGAGGTTTTTTACCAAGCAATAAAAGACAATAACATATGAAAGCACTTTTAATATCAAGAAACGATGTAGTAAGGTTTACTTCTGTAAACGGTAATGTAGACGTAGATAAGTTTATTCAGTACGTTTCTATTGCACAAGACATACACATACAAGGTATGTTAGGAACGAAGCTTCTTGAAAAGATACAAGCAGAAATAATTGCAGGTACTTTAGCAGACCCGTATTTATCACTTCTAACGACTTATATTAAACCTTGTCTTATACACGCAAGTATGTTAGAGTATTTGCCGTTTGCAGCTATTACTATCGGTAATCAAGGCGTGTACAAAAAAGGAGCAGAAAATAGCGAAACAGTAAGCAAAGACGAAATAGACTATTTAACAGAACGTGAACGAAAGACTTACGACCATTACAAAGAAAGGTTCATAGATTACATTTGTCAGAACAGTACATTGTTTCCCGAATACAACGCAAACACAGGAAGTGATATGAATGCCAATACTTACAACAACTTCACAGGATGGGTTCTTTAAAATACAAACCAAAAGCAAAAAACGTTAAACGTTTAGAATTATATTTAAAAAAATACTATGGCAGAAATACGGATAAGCCAACTAACGGCAAAAAGTAGCAACTTAGCAAGTACAGACGAATTTGCTATTGCAGAAAGTGATGGTAGTGGTGGTTTTGTATCTAAGAAAATTAATGGCGCACAACTAAAAGACAGTACCTTAAATGCGCAAACGGTTACAACTTATAACCTTGTTTTAACGGATGCGCATAAAACGGTAACGCTAACAAACGGAAGCGCAATAGATGCAAGAATCCCATTAAATAGCGGTACTGCTTTTCCTATAGGAACACGAATAGAATTAATTCAAGGTGGCGCAGGACAAGTAACGGTTGCACCAACAGGTGGCGTAACGGTTAACTCAAGCGGAGGAAAAACGAAACTTGCAGCTCAATACGCAGTTGCATCAATATTAAAAGTAGCAACAGATACTTGGTACTTATTCGGAGACATAACAACTTAAGAAAATGAACACAATAGAATACGGTCAAGGAGCAGTTAATAATACCATAGGATGGGGACAAGGCGCAAAGGTAGGTTCGTCTTTCAGTAATTTGAAGAGCATAGAGCTTGACGGCGTAGATGACTATGTTGATTTGGGTACAAATTCAAATTTAGTTTTTTTAGGTGCAAGGTCAATGTCTGTATGGTTAAAGTTTACCGATAACGGAGGTACAAGATATGTTGCTAACTTTAATTCTGATGCGCAAGGTATGTACACTAATTCGGGTAAAGTATATTTCTTTAATAGAGATTCGGGAGGTAGCTTTTTAACTATTGCTACAACTAATACTTACAATGATGGTCAATGGCATAATTTTATCGGAATTAATGATGGCACTAACTTAAAAATGTATGTGAATGGAGTTTTAGATAATTCAAACACTAACGGAAGCGCAGGAAACACTAATCGATTTAGGCAGCGAATTGGTGCAAGATGGAATGGCAACAATGTTTTTAGCGGTTCAATAGATGAATTATCGTACTATGATTCAGACATAAGCGCAAATGCAAACGCAATCGGTTCTACAATACCTACAGACTTAACTCCTTACGCTCCTCTTGGATGGTGGAGAATGGGAGACGGAGATACTTCGCCGACCATAGTAGACAATGGAAGCGGAGGTAATAACGGAACAATGACAAATTTCTCAACCTTTTCAACTGACGTACCTACATAAACACGAACGATATGAGCAATACAATTAATTGGGGAAAAATACAAGGACTAAGCTATAGTCCAGAAACTAACTTAACAGGAACTGCTGCGACTCCGTCTTTCACTAACACGAAGAGCATATTGTTAGACGGTGTTGATGACAGAATAGAATGTTCAAGTTTAACTGCTTACGACAATTCGGATTTTAGTGTAAGTCTATGGGTTAAAAAAACAACAAGTGGTTTAGAGTATGTTATTAGTAATTCAAGTTCTTCAAGCCAGGCGGGTTTCGATATTATTATTAACAGCTTGAATGTTAATTTTCAAAGAAGAACAAGAACAAAACAAGCAGCCACAGGATATATAAATATTGGATTTACGTATAATACTTGGCATAATTTAATAGGTACATATAACGACACGACAGGAGATTTAAAATTATATTTAGACGGTGTATTGAAAAATACAAGTGCCACAAGTGCAGACGTAAACGCAGCAAGTCTTGATTTAAGAATAGGATGCTCAACAAGTAACGGTTTGTTTTTTCAAGGCGGCATAGACGAAGTATCTCTTTTCAATTCAGAGTTATCACAAAGTAACGTAACAAGCATTTACGGAAGCGGCGTTCCTACATCATTAGCTTCATTATCTCCTTTATCTTGGTGGAGATGTGGTGACGGAGATACTTCTCCAACCTTGACAGATAACGGTAGCGGAGGTAATAACGGAACAATGACAAACTTTACAACTTTTAGCACAGATGTGCCTACATAAAAACGAATAACAAAATGAAAAAACAAGCAGAAACATACGCAACAATTAACATAGCAGACTTGCCTTTAATTGACTTTGCACAAATCGGAGAAACTGACGAAAACACAATACGCAAATCCTTAGACGGATTGGAATTCGTAATCAAGTGGAATGCAGAACCAAGATTTATAACTGACGGAAGCGTTACGCCTTTAGAAGTAATGACACACGATGAAGCTTTAGCGCTTATGGCATCGGCAGAATGGTCAGAACCTTTACCTGTAGAATAATGCATACGAAAGTTTTATCCATATTATATTTTCTTGCGGGTTATTTTACTTGCTTTGCATTATTCAATAATGGTGCTTTCCACTTACGTTGCATTGGTATTTTTCTTGGAATATATTTAACTTACCAATTGGTGGAACAACTTGAACGATGAAAACACAGTTAATATTGCTAACAACTAAACTACAAACTTATTCTATGCAACTATTCGCAATTGTTAGCAGCTTCTTTTTGCCTATTAGTGGCATTCTTATTTTAATCGGTGTTTCTGTCATCTTAGACACGCTTACAGGCGTTTGGAAATCTTACAAGCTAAAAACGAAAGTAACAAGCAGAAAGCTTAGTGCTATCATATCTAAGATTCTTCTGTACGAAGTTACTGTTATGCTTTTCTACTTGATAGACTACTACATTTTGAACGATATAGTGTTAACATTTTTTAGCGTACAACTTCTGACGACTAAAATTTTAGCTTTAGTTTTAGTATCTATTGAAGTGATTAGTATCAATGAGAATTTTAAAGCAGTCAAAGGTATAGACTTATGGGCATCACTTAAAAACCTATTTGCAAGAGCAAAAGAAGTCACGCAAGACTTCAAAGACATAAATGCGAAAGATAAATAAGATTATATTACATTGTTCAGCTACGCCACAAGGACGTGAAGTTAGCGTAAGCACTATAAGAAAGTGGCACTTACAACGTGGTTTTAACGACATCGGTTACCATTATGTCATAGATTTACAAGGTGGTGTACATATCGGAAGAC